GTGTCCTGTCCGCCTCAAAAAACCGACCTCCTTTGCTCAAATTGCACTTTTGACACAATTGCCTCAAATTCCACATTTCATCTCCACCATTCAAACGCTTTGGAATTATGTGATCTATGTGCATTGAGCCTTCTGTCTGCCCACATTGCTGGCAACAGCCATCACGCTTTAACACCATTTCTCTGATCTTACGCCATCGAGCTGTGCTGCCACCTGTCCAGTTACGACTCATCAATGCCACCCATGCTTTTGCCAATAAGCCAATGCTTTGCAGCTTGATCCGGAATAGCGATGGGCCACATAGCGAAGGCTCCAGTCAATCATCCGATACCCGTCGAGGTTACGATATTTCTTGTTACGCATCTGGCCAAGCCCAAAGTGATTGCCATTGGGATTGATTGCATCAACACGCCAATTGCTTTCCTTTGTAATCAATGTGTTAAAGCATTGAAACTCTTTGTAGTTCACAATCCTTGAATGTGCGTAAAGCTTTAATGAATCAATTGATGTTGTTACTTCTTTTGCAGCTGTTGCCGGTGTTGTGCCAACAATACATAGCACGGCCAATAGCACCATACTTCGCGCCCGAGCTATCCGGCACACCGGCTCGTCTGCGAGTCTGGAGCGTACCAACGCTGTCAAACACCGAGCGTAATGTTGGGCGATTCCAACAGGTTTTACACACCTGTGCATAAAGGCTGTGGATAACTTTTTCATTGGCTCAACTCCGCAATCCTTGCATCATCAACAATCTTGATGCCAAATGTGCCACAGCTCATGCATTGTGCAAACCATTCATGCTGTGTTAGCTCTGCACCTTTCTTGAGGCCGTGGCGTTGCTTGGGCTTCCCATAGAGTTTTGCACAGATCGAACAATCAAATTGCAGGATGTGCATAGTTGCTCCTTTGTAATGTCTCAATTGGTTGCAGGTTAATTTGTGGCACACTCCAATTGTTTTGTGATGCGTTTCGATAGCGCGGTTTCTTGGCAATGGCCACAGGCATCCAGCCTACAATGTGCATCTTTGGTGAGCTGCCTGTAACTAATACGGCAATGTCACGATCATGCCGATCTGATTCCTGAATCCACAAATTGGATGCCGGATTGGCTGACCATTTGACCTCAATGTGATTGCCCACATCTGCTTTTGACTTATCCCATGTGATGCCGGGTGTGTACTCATAACCCAATTTCTTAGCCACTAAATACTCAGCTGCCATTGATTCGCCCATCTGTGCCACATACTCAAACCATGACAAGTTTTTGACGATGCGTGAGCTGTGGTCAGCTGATCGATCATGGCAATGTTGAATCGCTGCAATCATGCATTGCACCTCCTCAATGCGATCGATCATCGGCAATCACCACAAAACCAAATAATGTTATCTTGCTTGTCATAGCCTTTTTGATAGCCAAAGTGATCCAATCGCCTTAGCTGTGAGCATTTGTCACATTGCTCAATTTTGTATTCCTCAACAATTTCGCCATTACACATCAATCTGGCCATCATCTGTTGAGGATAAATGATCTCCATGTAATCGCTCATACTTGCGGTTTCCATGTGCCATCGCTGGTCATGACATACCAGTTGGGCCGGCATTGCTTCTCTTTAATCTTTTCGCTGCAAAAGTAACCGGCCCACGGCTTTATTGCATCCGGCTTGCTTTGATTCCAACGCATTGCCCCATGCACGCACGATGGTGTGGCATCTGCTGACCATGCAGAATCATCGGATGATCCGAATGACGGTGTTCCAGATTCCTCAGCTTCGGCCGATGTTTTGTAGCTTGGCACATCGCCATGCTTTGTTGTCCAATAGTCATAATCGGCAGCCGGTGTTTTGATCGCTGCCATGAACTCTTTTGTGGCCTTCTCAGCATTGCCCATCACCAAAGCCATCACGCGCATTAAAGCTGATGTAACAGTATCCTCAACCATCCATCGCTTCATTTTGTCCGGATAAGCTGCAAGATAGCCGTACGCATAATCAATCCCGGCTGGATCAATCTCAGTCTGATTGCGCCATGCTTTTGCTTGCACCAGCACATAGCCTTTTTCAGCATTGAATTCAATAATGTGAGCTTCAAGCCTGCCTTGAGGAAATGTGGCAATCCATCGATCCGTGCGCTCTTTGTTGCCTTCATAGCCATCCATAAATGCGGCCATCACCAGACCTTCCGATCAGCTGAAACGGCGTGACGCGCCACAGCCCGGCCGCGTGTGTAGCCTTGTCGCTCGCCTTCTTTAAATCCAACTGAATAGGCCATGACTGACCATAAGGCCCCGGCAATGACCATTGTGATCACAATTGATAATTCATTCATTTTGTTGCTCCCGATTCTGGGAGCCGCGAATCAGCTCCCAAACAAAGAGTGACAGGCAAAACCGACAAACTCAACAATCACGCCTAAATTGCGGCGTGTCGCTACTTCTTTTGTTCAATGAGCTGTGTGTATAGATAATCCAATCGCGCTTCGATGCGCGAAATTTGATCTTTCATACTCGATCCCGAATTCGGTGCCAGCTCGCTCATCACCGCTCTGATAATGATCCGCATTGACGAATAGACAGCTGCCAGTATTGCAATGACAAAACCACCAACAGCCGTCCATTCGCCTATGCTCACTTCTTAATGCCTAATGCGTGATCATGAGGATTGGCCCATCGAGCTAGTACCGGCACAATGCCAGCAACCAAGCCCATTGCCAAATCTTTGGGATTTGTATTCCCAGTCATGTAGACAGCTAAACAACCTGCCATTGCGCTTCTTGCCCATGATGCGGCAGCTACTTTGATTTGTTTCATTTCATCTCTCCTTTTGGTCGATCCGGCAGATCACCGGAAAACGCGCCATAAGTTGGTCGGCCGTAACCGACTACAAATGACCTTGCTCCCAAAGCTCGTGATTTGACCATGACTTCGCCGCCATTGCGTTGATCGCTATCGCCGGTGTTGCCTTCGATGGTCACTATCTGTTTGTCTGAAACCCGGATTACCAAGCCAATGTGATTGATGGTTGTTTTGTCATCGATAATGAAATCAAAGAAAACAAGATCGCCAATCTTTGGCTCGGCGTGCCATCGCTTCATTTTCCTAAAGGCATCAGCTCCAGCTCGGGTGCTGACCACATTTGGCAAATCCACTCCAGCTTGATCGGCGCACCAATTGATGAATGATCCGCACCACGGCAGCTTATCGGCTTTCATGTGCTTGCCGTACTTTGTCTCGTTGTTTCCAGTTTCAGCTGTGCCGACCTCAGCCAGCGCAACCTGAATTAAACGAGGCAATGTGCCTTGTGGAAAATTACTCATCGCCCGAAATCATCGGTGTGGATTGTTCCGCTTGCTGGCGGTCGTATTCTGCCTTTGTCATTGAGGTAAATTGCTCGTTGCCGTGGTCAATGATTGCGTACTCCACGCCATCTAACTCATTTACAATAAAGATTACATTATCCATTTTTATAACTCCGCACTTATCTCGATGTATCCAGCCGTACCACTACCAATTGCAAAGTATGGTCTGAACGCAGTTGCCCCAGTTACAGTTAATTGTAATTGTAAAATATTTGCATTTGTTCGACTATTAGCAACAACGGCAGATGGAGTCAAATCAGTTGTTTCATCTGAACCTCTAAGATTTGAATAGCCAAGACTTGTTGGTGTAGTTCTCATCTGAACAGGAAAAAATACTGGGACTAGAATTGTTGTCGTACTAGCCGCAAAACCTGTTCCGTAAACTTGATTATTATTTGAGTTAGAAGTTGCTCGATAGTAATACCTCTGGCAAGCGGCTAATTCTCCTTGAATTGTTCCACCTGTACGAGTGAACGGTGTGGCTACTGAACCGATTTCAACCTGAACGCCAGTTACTTCAAAGTAATCCGCTGCTCCAGCAGTACCTGTTACAGAAGCCAAGAAATACGGCGCAAATTGTGTTGTTGTTGATGTCAAAGTCGCTGTGTAACTAAAACGCTGCCAAGTTGTTGTTAGCGTTGCAGTTTGGCTAATTGTGTTTGTCTGTCCTGTGTAACCCGCTAATGGGTTTCCGTCTGTTCCTGTACCTGTGGAAAGATAAACACCTAATGCGCTTGAAGTTGGTGAATAGTTAGCACCTGCGCGAGCATAGAAAGACATAGTAACTGTTTGCCCTGCATAACGATAAACATTTGAAGTTTCAACTGGGCTAGTAAATTGTAGGCTTTGTGTGCTCGTGTTTCCGCTATCGCGCTGCACTCTTGCGCAGTATTGAATAAATGGCAGGTTTGTAGTGTCATTTGTAGATTGACGGCTAATTGTCATACCAGCCGCACCACGATAACCCATCCAACGATCTGTTGTATAAGCGGCAGCATTGACGGCGATGGATGTTCCACGCTGCCAAATGTCAAATGCTCCGTTAATAATTGCATTTTTACCAGCAGCCATTGAACCCTGATAGCGCAAGCCTGTTGAAGTGGAACTATCTGCTACAAGCGTGCTTCCATTTGCACCAGCTGCAAGATTGTCAAAAGTCGCTGATCCTGTGCCAACAATTAAATCACCTTTTGCTGTGATTTCTGTTGCCATTGAATTTGTAATTGTGACCGCACCTGATGTGCCGCCGCCTGAAATGCCTGTGCCAGCTGTGACAGCTGTTATGTCACCTTGATCATTGGCGACCCACACAAAATCCATGTCTGTATTTGAGTTTTTTGCAAGGATTTGACCAGTCGTGCCACCTAATAGATCAGCCATTGATGTTGCAACAGCTTGACCAAACACCTCAAAGTCTGCCGGCAAATCTGTGACTAAATCCGTGGCTGTCGGCATCTGCCACGAAAATGGGGTTGTTGGATTGCTCATGTTTTCTCCTCACGCTACGACTAAGGCATCTGCCCAATTAAGGCTTCCGCTAATTGTGTTCCATTGTTCTGCTATTGCGACATCTTGCCATTGCATGGCTTGCAATGAAAATGCCAATGGTGAAAGTAAAGCGGTAACTGACACAGAATTGTAAGAGGCACGCCATGTCCAACCTTCAACAAATCCCAAATAAGTGCCTGATGCCATGTTAAGCGGCAGATCGGTAATACGCAATGGCAAGCCCATAAAAATGTTAATTAAAGCATCCCGGTCAGCATCATCGATTTCTGAGTTGGTTAGCTCAAAAGTGATCTCATTAAAATTGGCTTGAGGATAAGCTCTTAGCGTTAGGTAAAACGCCGCCTGATCCTCGGCATCAGCTTGATGACGCACGGTTGTGTAAATTATTTGGGCCAGTTGGCCATAAAGGCCAATGCTCGTTGGATCACTATCGCTGACCTGATTTTGAGAATTTTGACCATACTTCAAATTTATGTCGTTTCGGATGTCACCGGTTCTTGTCTGCACCGAAATAGAACTGGCCAAAGCCTGTGCAGCTGAGACATCTGTGTATCCGTTGGTTGCCAAATAAATTGAGCGATGATCGGCCGAGGCATAGCTAATAAGCCCGGTCGCGGATTCGTATAAATAGCCCAATCCCGATGTGGCCAAATTTGAAACTAAAGTATAAACATCAATTGTTGATGATGATCGTTGTGCCAGCTCATAGCTGCCCGGTGTATCAATCTCACCCAAGCCCGTGTTTTGTGCATTTTGCCATTGCTCGGTCGGGTCATAGGTTGCCCATGTCAAAGCCGCTGGCACTTCATTCCACGAATTGATTAAAAGATCGGTCAAGATTGTTAGAATTTGATCGCCATCAAAATCATGGCTTAAAACACCGGTGGTTAAAGCTTTTGGCAATCGCGACAAAGCACCTAATGCCAAAATGGATACCGATTGATTAAGTCCAACAACACCTGATGCAGCAATCCCAATGTCAAATTCCACAACCGTACCGCCAAAAATTGGCACATAAGTATTTGTTGAATCTTGCAATTCAATTGTGACAGCATCGTTGATTTCAATGTCAATGTTTGATTGATCTAAATTGATTAACTGTAAATTAACATAGCCTGCATTTGCTTGCTGATAAATGTTTGTTCGACCGGCTGTAATTGTCAGATTTGCCAACACATAATTTGTGTATTGCGTGCCTCCAATCTTGACTCGCCAAACAGGATTAAAAATGCTCATGCTGTCACCAAATTGGTCGCCCCATTTGTGCCACGATAGAATGAATTGTTAAAGGCATCAACAGTCGCGCGTTTAAAACCTTCCTCATCAATTATTGATGGTGCATTGACATTGATGGTTACTGTTGGTTGGGCTGAGGCTGCCATGATGCCTGCAAGCGTGTTGGTATTAACGCCGGATGTACCAAAAGCAAATGGTTGATTTGAAGCTGCCATGATTCCGGCTAATGTTGTTGTGCCGCTGGTAAAATTATCAAATGCACCAGCAACATCATCAACTACCTTTGTGACCTTTTTTGCCACAGCTGCAATCCCAGTTGTTCCACCGCCGGTTGTTCCGCCAGTTCCGGTGAGACCGCCTCCAGTTGTAAGTCCACCGCCGGTTGTTCCGCCGCCTGTGACTCCGCCGCTTGTTGTCAAAACGGTTCCGGTGCTGAGTTGCAAATTGCCTAATGCGCCTGTAGCTGTGCTGCCGGTACTTGATCCAATTTTGCCAATGTAGGCAATGTCTTTGCCCGGATTGATAATGTTTAATCCACGGATTGCAAGATTGATGAAATCAATTGCCGTGTTGATCAATCCTTTTAAAGCACCCAAAACATTTGCAAACACATTCAAAACAACGCTTGCAACATCTCCAATAAAGCTAAAAGCATTGCCGATGACAGTTCCAATGACTGGAGCTGCGGCCTTAATGAGATCAAAGAAATCTTGAAATTCATCTTTGTTTTCAATTACTGTTTTTTTGATTTTGTCAAAAGCCGACTTAAAACCTTCAAAAATTGGTTGAACAAAACCTTTGATTCCATCAGCAAGATTTGTCAAAGTGCCACTCATGCCTTCGGATTTTGACCCAAAAGCCTCTGAAACCTTCTGCACAATGGGAATGACCTTTTCAGAAAAGAAATTGGCTAATTCCAACACGATTGGCAAAAGTGCTTGTCCGATTGTCACTTTTGCGTTTTCGAGTTGAGCTGTAAGAATTCTCGTTTGATTTGCGAGACCATCGCTCGTGCGCTCAAAATCGCCTTGCGCTGCGCCGGTTTGTTTGTAAATTAAGGCTTGCGCTGCCAATACTTTTTGCTGTGGTGTCAAAGCATTTTTTGTCGTGCTGGTAATGCCCAATTCCAATGCAGCTTGTCGCAATGATGCATCATCAAGCAAAACGCCATAAGCTCTTAAAGGTTCAGCTTCACCGCGCAATGCCGATCCAATGGCATTGATTGCTTGCTCGGGTGATGTGTTATTGAAAGAAGCAAGATCGGATGAGAGCTTTACAAAGTCAATTGAAAATTTGCTGAGATTGTCACCGCTTAGCCCGGCTGATTTTCCAAATGTGGCAAATGTAGCTGCGGCATCCAATGCCTGTTGCTTTGTTTGTCCAAGCGATGTTGCCGCGCCATCGGCAAATTTTTCAATGTCTTTGGCAGATTTACCAAATAAAACATTGACTTTTGAAATTGTTTCACCAAGATCGCTGGCAGCCTTTACAGCATCCACGCCAATTTTGATGGCCATAGCTCCAGCGGCAGCTGCGACAGCTGCAAATGCCAATGCGGCCTTTTTGCTGAAATCGCCAATTTTGCCGGCAAATCCATCAACATCTTTTGAGCCAACATTAAGACTTTTTTTGAGTTCATCAACATCTGCGAGGATGGAGAGCTTGAGCGTTCTACTTTGTCCGGCCATCACCACTCCTTCAAAATCTTAGTAAATGCCGCTTCCCATTGAGCAACGATGTGAGGCTGTTCAGCTCTTAGTGTTGGATAGATAAACCATCCACGCGAACCATTACCAAATCGGCCAGACCACACCGGGAATTGCCTGAATTTGTTTGATCCAAATTCATTGCCTCCCCATAGTTGCTGCGTTGTACCACCGCCGCTAAATTTTTGAGAAACAAAGCCGAACGACAATTCGCCAATTTTTGAGGATTTGCTTACTCGCGACCCTTCGGCAATGCGTGATGCTGATCGATTTGGCCGACCGCTTGCTGCGCCAATAATCTTTGACTGGACATAAGTGGCCAAGCCATTTGAAACACCTTTGGCTTGCTCAACAGCTGCCTCATCCATCGCTTTAAAAGCTCTGGTGATTCCGCGCAGATCGGCCTTGTTATAGGTGATCGGCTCAGTTGCCATTTTTGCTCCTCAGTATCTCAAAAGCGGTTAAAATGTCCTCTGCGGTCTGAAACTCTGATCTTGACAATCCGGTCTGAATAGCCAATTCCCAAACAATCCGGTTTATTGATCCGGATTCATAACTTTTGGGTTTTCGGTTTCTCCCATGTTGATGTCAGTTACAGTTTCACACCACACTTCAAATGGCTTGACAGGTTTCCCAGCTGCCTCGCGCTTGCTTGCGTGGTACGCCAAAAACATCAGATCAGCAATTCCTAATTTCTCAGATACTTGCTGAATGGTGTTTCCAGTCTTTTGTTCCCATTTCATCCACTCCGGTGGGAGCGCGGTATAGGTTGCACTCTCCCCGGAAGTGAATTCAATCGTTATTGGTAGCTTCATTCTCCCGATTCCTTATCTGTTAAGTGATTGTCAAAATAGGTGTTGTCACACAGGTGAAAGCGAGTGAGACGGTTTGTGCATCTGGAGCTGTACCGCCGGCAGATGGCAAGATTGGCTGCACATCAAAAGCAAATGATGCTCCGGAATCTGCGCCAAAGATTACTGAAAGGCCAGTTTGTGGTGCGCTTGTTGCTGATGTCCATAGAGCTTCGCACAATGAATTTGCTGCGCCCCAATCGGCAAGCATTTCCACAGCAAATGAGCCTTGAGTATCTGTTGTGTAATACGCCTTGCCATCGAGTGTCTGATAAGTGTTGATTGTTGAATCAACAGTTAATGTTGCTGATGTGGCTTGAGCATCAAAATTATCACCATCAATGGTGAAAGTGATGTCTCTGCCGGTGATGATTGTTGTTGGCATGATTTCTCCTTAGTCGGTGTAATAGGTGCTTACTTGTAAATCGGCCGTAAGATACTTACCGGCACCGACTTCCAATGGTTGAGGTTGGTTCACATTGCCGACAACATAACCATTCGGCATTGTGCTGATGATGCTGATCATCAATTGTTCTAGATTGTCTAAAGCTGCTGCATTGTTAGAATAACCAACAACGCCTGTCACAGTTAAATTTATTTTGACTTTTGTGGTCGCCCCATTGATTAAAACGCTTTCAAGATACGGAGCATCCGGGATTAAACAAATGCTCGGACTTGTCATTGTCTCTGGAATTCCGTTGTAGACATTGGCCGCTATGGTTGAGAGTGCGGCCTGCAATGGTGTGCGGATGTCGGCTTCAATGGTCATTGGCACATCGTTTCAACATCTAAAAATGGGCCTAAAAGGCCAATTACTCTGTTGCTCAAGCTACGGCCAAGAATAAATGGCGATGGCTGGAAATTGTCTGACATGATCTGATTGCCGGGAGCTGTAATGCTTTGGAAAATCTCAACAGCTACAACCAAAATGGCGTTTTCGATCGGTGGCGTGTTTGCATAAAGAGATGCGGCTGATCCACCGGATAAGGTAGCCAATGCGTTAGGAATAAACGGCAATGGATAAGTACGATCAGCCGCCGCTGTTGCAGCGGTAAAGGTATAAGGCTCAATACGATCATCGGTGACTGTATAGGTCGCGTTGTAGGCTCCGGCCCCGGTTACAACAACAGATTGACCCGGCACAAAGTAATTTGGCCGCATTGTGGTGAAATAAATGACGGAATCAGTCACATTGGCAAAAGTCACCGATGATTGGTATTGCGTAAGTAAAGGCAAAATTGTTTGTTCAGCCGAATCAATGTAAGAATCAAGCTGTGCATCAGAAAACAAAGAAACCGAAACGCCAAGAATTTGCCTTAGCTGTGAGGCTGTGACTATTGCTGGCATTTCGGTTCCTTTCGTATAAGTAGCGTTCGGGAGCGACCGCTACCGATGATTGATTTTTATTCGGCTCAGGTCTGGTTCCAGCATGCGCCAAATGGAATCTTTGGAGCAATTGCTGCATAACCATAGTAAAGAATGTCAATGGTTCCATCGCTGTTGATGTTGGTGCGTAGGTTAAAGCGTGGGCTTTCGTACCATGTCCATGCATCTGGATTAACAACAACCATTGAGAAATCGCCGGTTGATGTTGTTGGGCCAGCGTTACCAATTGAGCGTGAAACATAGAGATTGAGGCCCGGTGAAACTACACCGCGCAAGCTGTCTCCGCGAACATTTCCTGCCGCATTGCTCGGTTGAGCCGCATTGTATAGAGGCGAGCCATTGTCGTTGTATCCCATGATGTTTGTCCATTGTCCGGGAGACACAACGATGTTGCGAGCAAATCCGAGTGATGATCCATAAACAGCACCGGCAGCTTGAGATGTGTATCCCAAGAATCCTGTTGCTGTGTTTGCATTAACACCTGTCTGTTGTCCAGCTGCCGCAATAGTTCCAACGGCAAATTGATCAGTTACTTTTGCATAAGCAAATTCAAGATTTTGCAAAAGAGCTGTTAGGTACTCTGGTCGGCTGCGGTCGATCAATTCGACTGTTGAAATTGCGCGACCTTTGAAAGATTGAACAGGTACGGATAAAAATGTAGCTGTGAGGTTTGATTCTGTAACAGCTGCATTTTCTGCAATGTTTGCAACAGTCGGCACACCTGTAACGCGAGGAATTTCAAATGTCATTCCTTCGCCTACGAGTGTTTCACGGCTTAGCGCATCGATCATTCCGCGATCAGCATTTGCCAATGCATTGACAATCTGTGTGCTTTGCGGAGTGGGGATCATTCCGGGAGCTGTGGAAGTCGTATTATCTGCGGCCTTCACATACTGACGAGAATCCTCATCATGCAAAATTGTTGCCTTGAGGTAATGCTCAAGGTATGAAACTTTATTAACGATTGGTGATCGTGGTGCTGTGTAATAAGCAGGACGAGATGCCTGTACGGGTTCGACTGTTGGAGCTTCTACCGGTTCAACGGCAGGAGCGGCTTGTTCGGTAGTGTTTTCCACTTTGTCTCCTTCATTTGGGTTTGTTGTATCTGATCCTTCTTGAGTTTCAGAATTTTCTGATGCTGCGACTTCCGAAACGCGTGCAGATCGCACGGCAGGTTCGGTGACAAGTGCAACGCCTACGAGCTGGCCATTCTTGACTTTCATAGTGCCATCCTTTTGCATTTCATAATCATCAACGGCCAATTCAATTGAGAATCCATCGCGTAAGCCTTCCATTGCTTCAATCAACGCATCGTTGCCAGCTGTTGTGTTGGCAATTTTGAATGTCGCAGTCATTTCTTTGTCATTAACACTCATCGCAATGCTTTTTCCAATTCTGCGAGTGATGTCATGTTCAAGATTTAAAAAAACATCACCTGGCTGAATTGATCCGCGAGCAAAAACAACCTTGCCTGTTGATGCATTTGCTTGTTCGTTAAATGCAACAATGCGGCCGGTGATTGTTCGTGAGTCCGAATCAGCTGCCGTGATTTGCATTGGTGTTGTTAGCTTCATGAGATCATTTCCTCCATTTGTCTAATTTCCTCGGTTGTAAGTGCTCCGATTTCAAATAAAATCTTGTAAATCTCGGCACGCTCTTTTTCTGATCCGCGTAGGTACGCCTTCAAATCAAATTCAACGCGCTGTGTAGATGGCGTAAAATCTGGCATTGATAAACGGCTGGCAATGCTGTTCATCAGCGGCAATAATGAAAAGTCCAACAAGGTTTGACGCGCCGTGCTGGCGTTTGCATAGGTCATAGATGATCCAGTCGGCGCATCAATAAAGTAAGCCGGAATTCCCACGGCGCGAGCTAATTCTGTCGCAATGATTTCGCGTGCAGCATTGAGGCCAATTTGCTCCGGTGTGAATCCAACTGTTGTTAATTCCACATCAGCATTAAGAAATGCCGTGCCGCGATTTCTACGAGCTGCGCCCCACGCATCCAAAAGTTTTGCAATGCGATCAGCTGGCAATGCTGTGCCATTTGATTTCAAAACCATTGATGGCACAGGTTCGCGTGCATACATTGCGGCAGCTCTTTCAAGCTCTGCACCGGCGCGAATTGTGCGACCTGCGCGATTTAATAATCCTTCATCATTGCCGTAGAAAACAATTAAGCTTCCCGGCCCGGAATCAGGCACGCGCGATCCATCAACTGTGTAATACTCAATTTGCGTGCCGATTGAATTTAAAAATACGCCAACGCGATTAGGAGCAACGCGCCACATTTGGCGAACGCGGCCGGTGTCGGCAAATTGATCCATAAGCTGAAAATAAGCAAATCCTGTAAAAAGTAAATCCTCAGCTGCCCAACACCATGATGCTGCACCCGGCACTCGCTTATCTGGATCGTTAATCACAACCGGTGAATCAACAACCTGTCCTGTTGCTTTGTCGCGTGTAACCATTGGAATGGTTGCAATTGAATTGCAAATCATGTTTCGTGCGCGAGCAATAGCCGGCACAGACATTGCTTCCTCGCGGCTTGCAAGATAATCCGCGCTACCAAAAGGAAAAAATGCATCCAGCGTAGGAGCTGGCCCAATTTGTGCAGCTACATCGGCACCGCCAATAGGCGCAACAGTTTCAATGGTGCGCTTTCGGTCAAATAATCCCATGCACCCATTTTCTCAAAATGTCAAGGATCAACCCACTAAAATGTCAATTTCCGTTTCCGGGCGTGTCGCAAAGTGTGTGACCAATGCACATGCTACGGCGGCACACACAGCTGATTGGCTCGCACGCCGTCCAATGACCCAACCGCCGTCTCCTCGGCGCAATTGCACAGCTGAAAGAATTTGCTCGGTAAGTGCGGCTTGATTTCGATGCTTAAGCCTCTGTGAATTAATTGCGCCCAAAAGTTCGTCACAACTTTGCGGATAGTCCGAATCCATGTCATGGATTGGAATACCGGCCGGCTGCATACGAGCTGCAACAGCTCCAGATGTGCGGCGGCTGTAAAGCAAATACTCAATTGGGTATTTTCGGCAATAACTAGCCGCATCATTAGCAATTGCCCGATCATCTAGCTGTATTGAGTTTTCCCATGTGTGTAACAGCTTTACAATAAAACTCTCCGATCCAAGCTTTTGGCCTCCCACCAATGCAGCGTGTTTTCTGTCTGGTGAAATGTCGATGGCCATCCATGTGAGCTTGTCATCATCAAGGTCAATTGTTTCATCGCCACAGGCTTGCCACTCTTTCGCACCAACAACGCTGGAGATTGTCTGCACCCAACGATTTAAAACCTCGGTCATTACAACATCTGGAGGATCATTAAAAACGGCCCGAATGTTATCTGGATGTATCGTTATGTTGAGGCCGGGATTTGCGAAAGCTGCATTTTCCAGCGTAATTTCATCAGTTGGTGCAGACCACTCAAAATAGCCGACATCATCGGATGCACCACTAGCTGCGGCCAATCCTCGCTCTCTTAGCTGATTAAGCACAATTGAATGAGAATCACCGGCTGAGCTGAAACAATTGACTTGTGGATTTTTGGCAGCCATCAATGTGTATCTCATAGCTGCAAATGTCTCCATGTCGTGCAATTCCCGGATTTCATCCATGTGGATGGTTTCGGGTTTTGACAATCCACGAGCTGCCGATCCACCAGCTTTGATAATAAATCTATTGCCGGCCACAGTCTGAATTTCCTCAGCTCCATGTTGCCAGCGGATGCGCTTGACCTGATTGGCCAAATCGGCGTTTTCCTCAATGATCTGCACAATGGCTCTAAATTGCTCCAGCGATGTAACCAACCGGTGAGCTGTGGAAACCTGCAAGGATTCATTCCAATGAAACAAGCCCATCATGATCCGAGCCATCATGTAGGTTGATTTTCCATTTTGTCTCGCACAAGACGAAACCGTTATGGGATGATGGTACCTGCCATCTGGCTTTACCTTGAGACTATGCTCGGCCAACCACTTTTGCCACGGCATAAAGCCGCCCGGAATGATCTGATCGGCAAAATCGATGAGTTCAAAACCGCGTGAAGGCAAATCATTGAGCGGCGAGTGGATTCGTGGAGCTGTTACCGGCAAAAAAACCGATGTGTGCCGATCTGAGACTATTTCAGCCGATGGTGCATCAATGATGACCTGATCATCCTTAATCATGACTTACCGAGTCGTTTTGGGGTATAAACACCTCAT